TTCTTAAATCCTGCATCTGGTACTACTAAAGAAATTGCTCAATCAGTTGAGGAAATATCTAAGTCTCTTGTTAAGGCAGGCTCTACTCGTGAGGCTGAGTTAATAGGTTCAGAAATAGCAGACTTTGTAAAATTTAATAAAAAAACTCTTAAAGGACGTGTATCTCTTCTTTTAGCACGTACTCCACAAAATCAAGAAATTAAACTTAATGTTATTGATAGAAATCAATCTATTAAAAGTGCAGATGTTTTTAGAAATACTGCACGTCAGGTATTACCTAAAGATTTATCAGAGGCTTTAACTATTAAGTTTATTAACTCTGATGCAAACGATCAAGTTGCTATGCTTCGTAGCCTTGATGTTGCAATTATGCAACGTCTAGGAATTCAAGGAACTGAAAAAGGCGAACTTTTTATAAAGAAAACTCTTGATGAAAAGTATGGTACTTCAGTTGGCGTTGCAGTAACTGAGAAACTAAATGTTCCTATAGCATTAGAAAACTTTGTATCTAAACATGGTCTTAAAGTAGAAGATAATGTACCAAAATTTGATTCAATGGGTATTATTCATCCATCACAAGAGCGTGGTGCTATATCTACCCTTAATTATCAAGAGTTGGCACAGTATGCATATGAAGCAAACAGAGGTAAATTAATTTCTGGCATGTTTGGTATGGCCACTCAAAGTGCACAATCAAGTGCAATAGTTAATTTCTGGTCCGTTCTTACACTTTTCCCACGTTTGGGTATACGAAGTGCCATTGATGAAGGATTTATTTATTATCTTACAGCCCCTGCTAAAGATTTATTCCAATACTTAGACCGCAAAGGTCATAGAATGGGTAGAATTGCAGCAGCATACTCAGGTTCTAAGAGTGGTGAGCAGTTAAGAGTAAAGATTGCTAGAAAATTAGGCAGACCTACTCCTGCAGATATGTATGATAAAGACGCAAGATTAAAAATAATTGCTGATTATGCTAAAAGAAATGAAAAACTACCTGAAGAGTTATCATCTTTGGAGCGTAAACTAGCCCAAGCCGAATACATTACAGAAGCAATGAACAAAAAAGGTGTATTGGGTAAATTAAATGATAATGAAGTTCAGTTATTAATTCAAGCATTGACTTTAAACTCACAATATTTAACAGCAGGCACTAGGTCTATCGCTGCAGGTGCAAGTCTTGTTGGAAGACAGTCTGCTGAAGTAGCCGAGCAATTAGTTGACATGAGTAATTTAGATGTAGCCATAGGTCTTTTCCCAGATTTAATTCAAGGCAAAACTGGTAGAAGAATAGACACAGAAAAGTTAGATTCACTCCAAGCCCTTGCTGGCCGTGGTGTATCTTTAGTGCATTTTGAAAACTTTGTTCAACGTTTCTATGGTAATACTAGAAACAATAAAGGTATTGCTGAAGATTTTTATTTTAATCCAGTTGGTACTTTTGTATTAAGTAATGGATTAAGAACAGGAAGAGATTATGCTGGTGCTAAAATCTCTTTACTAGAACAAGTAGGTCTATCAAAAAATACAGATTTACTAACTAGATTTGATGAAGATATTATACCTACATTGGGTGTAAAAATTACACACTCAGTTAAAGACCCAGAAGCATTAAAGAGTTTCTTGGGTATGACAGCCCATACTAGTGCTCTACGTCTACAGGGACTAGATGATATGGAAATTGCTGAAGTTTTAATAGACCGTATTCTTTTAGATATGCGTCAGACTTTTCATGGTAGTGCAGATAACTTTAACGAAGCATTATTTAATAGACTTAAATCTGCTTATGATGATTTAGCAAGACAAGAAATTGAGTCTGGAAAAACTATAGGTAGTAAAGCCCAAACAGCAGCACAGGGTATAACCTTTGAAGAGTTTGAAGAATTAACTAAAGGATTTCAGCCTAAGGGTAAATTGTTTACCACCCTTGAAGGACCAGGAATTTCTGATATGGAAAATGCTTATCAAAAACTTGGTAATAATATGATGGAATTAATGGATAACCAAGTAACTGGTATCCTACGTCAGCCAATAGTAATGATTAAATACTTAGATGTCCGCAAAAAGTATGCTGAAGCAGAAACACAAATGGCTAGAAAACTTTATCTTGATAAGTTAGCGCAATATAAAGATGAAGGTAAAGTCATTGGAGAAAGAGTCAAGGGCGAGATTCTTGAAGATACAAGACAGCATGCTCAGAAACTTATAACAGAAATATCTGTTCAAGAAGCAGCAGATGCTGTATTAAAGTTTGTTGATAACCCTAATGTTAGAACTAATTTTGCTGTAGCCGTTCGTAATACTGGTCGTTACTACCGTGCTACTGAGGATTTTTGGCGCAGAGTTTATCGTCTAAAAGATGTAGCACCAAGAGTTCTATACCGTATGCGATTAATGCATCTTGGTTTAGAGGCTGCTGGCGGTGTATATAAAGATAATAATGGCGAACCATATATCATGATGCCAACAGATAATGTTATATTTGGTGTTGTAGATAAAGCAGTTCGTGCTTTGGGACCAGGCGAAGAAAGTTTTAAACAACCAAAGTTTAATGAATTTACATTTAGATTAACTTTGGCTAACCCTTCATTCAGCCCAGATGCTGGTATGCCTACTCTTTCAGGACCAATTGGTGCATTAAGCGTACTTACTATGAAGGCTTTACTAGGTAAAGTACCAGCAACAAGAGAGTTATCTGAAGAATTAGATAACTATGCATTGGGTGATATAGGCGATGGCATGACAGTAATGCGTGCTTTAGTTCCTTCATCATTACAGAAGTTATATTCCTTAGTACCTAAAGATGAAAAGGATAGGCAAGAATCAACCGCAGCAATGCAGGCTATTGCTTATAATCAAGCCTTTAATACCGATGAGCAAATGGCTAAGTACTTAGGTCCTAATGCAACAGCAGAAGATAAGTATAACTACCTAAAACAAATTAGAATATCTGCTCATAATGTAGTTGCAATGCGTTCTATTATTGGATTGTTTTCTCCAATAGCACCATCTATGCAAGAGAGTATTAACGTTCCAGACTACCTTAAAGAGGTTGGTATAACTGGATTGCGTCCAGAGTTTTATGACTTAGTAAATGCAGTAACTCAGAAATATAAGGGTGATATTCAAGACCCATATGAGTTAGCAGTTGCTACATTCGTTGGTAAGAATCCAGGTAAGTTAATTTATACCGTTGCTCGTAATGAAAAGCAGACCAATGTAGTTATTCAAAAGACTAAGGCTGTTAAATCATGGGCTATACAAAATTCAACCAATGTTAAAAAGTATGGCGAAGCAGCATGGATACTAGCCCCACATGCTGGAGAGTTTGATGCTCCAACCTATGCTTATCTAGAAGCAGCAGGACTACTAGAAGATAAATCTTTAGAAAGATACTATCTAGATGTTTTAGTTGCTAAAGATAAACAGGCTTACTATGATATTGGTAAAGAAGAAAAAGAATTCTTAAAGTCAACACCTAGTATTAGTGCCCGTAAAGCAAAGATTGCTGATTCAACAAGAAGACGTGCATTACTTAAAGCATCTAATCCATTGCTAGAAGCAACCCTTGTGGCTGGTGGTAACGAGGTAGCAACAGAGTTAAATATGTTGACTAATCTTGAAGAGATGATTAAAGATTCATCTATTAATATGCCAGTTGGAACACGTCAAAGATTAGCAATGGCTACATCAAGAATTCGCCAGTTCGTGTCTTTGTCTAATGATGCTTCAATTCGTGAGGCAGACAACTTCGCTGATATTAAAAGAAGTTTTAGAGATGAATTAGAAAACTTAATTATAAGTTTAAGTTCTGGAGATGCTGTATTAACAGAAGCAAATAGAGCAATATTTAAATCAATTCTTGGTTACTACTCCCGAGATACTTACACTGCTAAAACATATAAAGGATACTAATGGCTGAATTAACAGAACGTGAGTTAAGAGACAAACAAAGAGGTCTTGAATCATTAAATGCCCGTGACTTAAGGGACATACAACTTCAACGCCAGCAAATGGCTATTTGGAGAGGCGATGACAGACCAACTAGTATTGATAGATTTAATAAAGCAAAGGCTAAATTAGATGAATTAAGTAATACTATTGAGTCTCGTAAGACTGAGATAGAATCACTTAAAACTCAGATGCTATCTATTTCTGATAAAAAAGCAGCAGAAAAAAGAACTAAAGATATTACGGATAAAGAAAGAGACTTAGCGGTTGCAGAAGAAACTAGAGATACTGCTAAAGCAGAAACTCTAAGAACAGAAATAAAAACTTTAAAAGAAAGACAATCTACTGCTACTGGCGGTACAGTTCAGGATGAACAGTATGAAGGCGATAATGAGTTTGTAAAGGATGTTAACGCCAAAGGTTTAAAGGTAACAGTTAATCCAGATGATGGTGGTAGTTGGGTTAGTGGTACCGAAGGTGATGCTCAAGTTCAACAATATATCTATATAGGTGAAGAAAGTAGACCAGTAGAAACCGTAGGCGGTAAATTAAGGCGTGGTGCTTTATCTAATCCTTACACTCCATCTACATCTAACTTTGATGGAGTAAGAAAAAGAGTTATAGAAGATTCTATTAAATCTCCACGTGGGTTAAAAGGTTTATTTGATGACTTAAGAGGTGCTGGTCTTAGAATTCCTCAAGTTGATTATGACAGACTTGATACTACTAGTACTAGTTTTGGCCAAGCCTTGGCTTTTGCTTTGCAAAAGCATACCAAAACAATGGTTAATGATTTAGAACAAAATAAAAATATTAATCCAAAATCTTTCTTTAAATTTATACAAGAAGATTTAAAAGAAGAAGGTTCGGGCGGACCTAAAGTATCTTATGATGAATATGTAACTAAAGTAGATGAAGCAGAGTCTGACCTAAATAGATTCTTTATGGATTATGTAGGTAGAAGCGCTACAGATGAAGAACAAAAAAGATATTATAAACAATTAAGAGCACTGGAAAAGAAGAATGCTCAAGTTACTACTACTAAAGCAACAGATTCTGGCGGTACTTCACAGATAACTACTGGTGAGTATAGATTAGACGCTGAAGATATGTTACAACTACAACGTAAAATTGCTGGTAAAGCACTTGATGGTTCTGACATTGATGTAATATTAAAGGGTGGTAGCAAGGCTGCTCAGGATGTTAATAATGTATTAGCCTATGCTAAGAGTTACGGAGTAACTTTATCTAATAAAGATGCTTTGCGGTATGTATCAACTGGATTAAAGAATAATGAAAGAGATACAAAAGCAATCCAAGCAAAACTACTTGCGGTATCTAAGGCTACCTATTCTAACTTATCAGATGTTTTATCTGAGAGTGTTGACTTAGATGATTTATCTGCCAACTATAAATATACAATGCGTCAGATTCTAGAAATACCAGAATCACAGATTGATACATTAAATCCAACAATTCAAATGGCACTTAAGAATAACGGAAACAAAGGAGCGATGAACTTGACTGATTTTGAACGTGCTCTTAAGAAGGACCCACGTTGGGCTAATACTTCAAATGCTTTGGAAACAGCAGCAGGATATGCAAACAATATTCTGCGTAACTTTGGATTGATAGCATAATGGCACCTAAGAAAAAAGTAACATCTGGTGGTTATAGTGGTATTCCTGCAGTAATTGCTAAACCATCAGCCCCTGCCCCTGCAAGAAAATCATCTGGTGCTGCACCTAAAGGTGGCGGTAAAGCAGCAACTGGAAGTAAATTAGTTCAACCTATTGTTACTTCTAAAACTGGTGGTGGTACTTCATCCTTTGATAAGCAATTTAAAGAAGGAATGAAACAACTACAAAAAGATAAAACAGAACTTCAAAGATTATTAGAAGAATATAATAAAGGTCTTGGTGGCGGAGAAGATGTTGGTGGGGAAGAAGAGGGTGGGGGAGAAGACCCTGCTCTAGCCTATGCAAAGATGCGAGATGAAAAAGCAAGACGAAATGCTTTTGCTCTGCTTAAAGATGTATTTACCCAGTATGGTTTAAGTGAATTAGCCGACACAATAGAAACTTTAATGAAGGAAGGTTACGAAGCAGAAGAGGCAACTCTTGCTTTAAAAACTGACCCAAGATATAACAAGGCTTATATTACAAGATTTAGAGGAAATGAATTAAGACGTTCCTCTGGTTTGAATGTATTAAGTGAGGCTGAATACCTAGCATTAGAAGATGATTATACAAGAACACTTAAATCATATGGTCTTGAAAGTTATTTTGGTGTAGAAAGAAGTGTTAAACAATCAGCAATGGCCGATGTTATTGGTGCCGATATATCTTCTGTTGAATTTACTGAAAGAGTTTCTACTGCAGTAGATAGAGTTAAGATGGCTGACCCAGCAACAAAACAAGCCTTTCAAGATTTTTATGGTATTGGTGATACAGACCTTGTTAAGTATTTCCTAGACCCTAAGAAGGCTTTAGTAAATCTTAAAGAGAAGGCTGTCTCTGCTGAAATTGGTGGTGCAGCAATTGGTCAAGGATTACCAGCAACTATGGCAAGTGCTGAAGAGTTGGCTAGATTTGGTATTAGTAGAGAACAGGCACAGGCTGGTTACTCAACCATTGCACAGGAATTACCTACCGCTGCTAAACTTGGTGACATATATTCTGAGACTGGCACTAGATATAATCAGGCAGATGCAGAATCTGCAACCTTTAAAGGTTTAGCATCTGCTAAACGAAAGAAAGAAAAATTAGTTGCTACTGAAGAAGCACAATTCCAGGGTTCATCTGGTGTAGGTGCAGCAGGATTGTCAACTACATACTTGCGTAGAGGTTCTGCAGCAGGTCAGTTCTAAATAGATTCCCCACACGGATAGACCAGCCCCGTGGGGTGTATAAGTCTGGTAGCAAGAGCCAACCAATTTCCCCGAATTGACTTGTGGCTTGCGACTAATCAACGAATAGAAGGGTGGGTTGCTATGAGCAACAACTACTGGGAAGACGAAGACGAAGACCAAGATAACGATACACCTCTGCAAGGTGATGACTTAGTTAAAAGACTAAGAAAAGCCAAACGTGCAGATGAGAAACGTATCAAGGAACTTACTGAGCAACTTGAGGGATTGTCCAAGGTGCAGCGTGAGAGAGTCGTCAAGGAAGTCCTAGAAAAGAAGGGCGTTAATTTAAAAGCGCAACGCTTAATTATGAAAGACTTAGAAGACATTAATGAAGAGTCAGTTAATACCTGGCTTGACGAGAATGCTGATTTGTTTGGATTAAAAACTGCGGAGCCTGCTAACCCTGAACAAGAACTTAATCGAGCAGCCTTAAGGCAGCAAGATATTCTTACTCAGAATGCATTAACCCCTGAACGCACAGAAGATTTGGAAATGAGATTATCTAATGCACAATCTGCAGATGAGATTCTTGCCATTCTACGTGCAGAATAATAATTAATCCATAGTAATTCTTAATCACCTTGGAGGTGACAAATGCCTAATGCATACACAGGAGTAGGTTCGGCCACACTTGGCGGAACCGCTGGTGGTGCAGGTCTTGTCCAACAAGCATATGACCGCTTATTGGAGTTTGCTCTCCGTTCTGAACCACTAATTCGTTCAGTCGCAGATAAAACACCTGCCCGTCAATCAATACCAGGCTCAACCGTAGTTCTACAGAAGTACGTTGACTTGGCTCAAAAAACATCTACTCTATCTGAGACAACTGACCCAGATGCAGTAGCACTATCAACACCAACCACAGTTTCTATTACTCTTAATGAGTATGGTAACTCTGTATTGGTAACACGTGCGTTGGAACTATTCAGCCTTGCTGATGTAGACCCAGCAATCGCAAATATTATCGCTTACAACCTAGCAGATTCAATTGATGCAGTAGCAATGGAGACATTGCGTGCTGGAACAAACGTAATCTACTCAGGTGCTACAGCAACATCTACAGTAACAGTTGCAGCAGCAGCAACAATTGACTCAGCAGATATCCGTAGGGCTATCGCTAAGTTACGTTCTGCTAAAGCAGTTGCACGTAAAGGTTCACTATACTGGGCTGGTATCCACCCAGAAGTATCACACGACCTACGTGCCGAGTCCTCTTCAGGACAAGGCTGGCTACTTCCTAACCAATACGGTTCTTCACAGGACCGCATCTGGGCTGGAGAAATTGGTAACTACGAAGGTGCATTCTATATTGAGTCACCACGTCTTTACTCAGCCAAGGATGGTGCTGACCAATCAACATTAGCAACAACAGCAGTAACAGTAGCAGGAACATCAGCAGGATTTACATTCGGCGTTGCTTCTTCAGCAGTTATCGCTTCACGTGCTGAAGTTGGCGACAAGATTTCAGGAACAGGTATCGCTTCAGGTGCCAAGATTACTGCAATCTCAACAAGCGGTTCAACAACAACATTTACTGTAGACACAGCACACACTGCTGCAGTTACAGCAACAACAGTTGTAACTGTAACTCCTGTAACTCGTGTATTCCGCACAATTATTGCAGGACAGCAAGCAATGGCACAAGCCGTTGCTGAAGAGCCACATGTAGTTATCGGACCAGTAGTTGACAAGTTAATGCGTCATCGCCCAATGGGTTGGTATGGCGTTCTTGGCTTTGCTCGCTACCGTGAAGAAGCACTGTATCGAATCGAATCAGGTTCATCAATCGCTGCTCTTTAGTAGCAATGAGGGGTGGGGCTTACGCCCTGCCCCTCTCTTAATAAAGGACTTAAATGACTACATATGTTTTTGATACACCAATAGTTAGAGAAGGTCCAGCGGGTGGACACCGCTTGTTTTACTTTTATAAATTAAATCGTGGGATAACTATTATTCGTGATAATGGTGTATATAAGCAAGTACGCTACTTAGTAGATGAAGA